TAACCCCTTGCTATCACGTTCGTTTTGGGGATGGGAGCTGAGGCGGCCGATGAATTTACCGTCTATAAAAAAGAGCCGGCTCGGACCCCCTGTCCCCCGCCCGAAACTTATGATCATCAGCCACTTACCGGTAGTAATCGGATCGGCGAACTTACCGTGTTGCCGGCTGACCTGTCCACTACCATCGATCGCGGTATTTCGTCGCTGACACACGTAGTAGTGCGCGCTGGCGACCGCCCTCGTCCTGTCGGGGTTCGGGTTCCCTCCTCGGAGCGATCAGGCATTTTACGCATACCTGGCACACCATTCGAGTTTCCGGCGAATGGCTCTTGACAAATTGGCTCCATTCATGTAAAACGCAAATGGGATGAACACTTAGAGCGGGTGAAGCTGGTGGCCAGTCCTGGTGAGCTCGTTCGGAAATTCTCGGAACTTCTTGGCATCGCCGAGCCGACGACCGTCCTGCATGATCGCAACCTGGTAGTCGCAGGGTTGCGATCAAAGAGCGGCCGCGGCAACAGCGCGGCGCGGATGACGGCCCGCGACGCGGCCCACCTGCTCGTCGCAGTGTTGGGCAGCAGTCAGGTAAAGGACTCGGTAGAAACGGTGCGCCGCTACAGAGAGACTCGTTTTCGCAAAGACGTAAGCGGCGGCTATGAGGACACCATTGCGGTGCTGAGGAATTTGCCGCCCGACCATAGTTTTGTCGATGCTATCGAGGCCCTCGTTGCGGCAGCGGCCGACGGCTCCCTTGCGCCTTCCACGTACGTCTTTACGGGCGAGATCGAGGGGGAGAGGTTCGGATACGAAGCGATCATAGAGATTACCGTCCAAACCCCCGGCCAACTTGGCGATATCTCGATCCGCGGCGACGGCGTCGGCGGGCACGGTCGGTATGCTCTGCCGGATCCCTTCGACCAGTACAAGCCGTTGCGCCCCCCTGTCCAAGAGATCAACGCCTGGAAGCGAAAATTGAAGGAATACCGCGGGGAAGGAGATCTTACTCAATATAGAAAGGTTACGTCCAAGACGATTCTCGAACTGGGAAAGACTCTGCGAGTGTAACCGTCGTAATCCAGCGGTTTACCAGCAATTTAGCCGAAGAATTATTAATGGAGCGGAGTTTATTTGATGTCAAACCCACAAAGGCATCTCTCCTGTAAGGATTCCACCCCCACGAGCCGCTGGCCGGAGGGCATCGGCCGTCACGGAGCTGAAGAATGTTGTGGACACAATCGGAGCTCAGAGGCGGGGCCGACACGTCCCTGGCCTGCCGAGCGGATTGAGCGCTGGGGGATCGAGCGCCTGATCCCCTATGCCAACAACGCCCGGCTTCACAGCGAAGCCGACCTCGACAAAATCGCTGCTGCGATCCGCAACTGGGGATGGACGATGCCAGTGCTGGCCGACGAGGAGGGCGTGCTGCTCGCCGGAAATGCGCGTGTCGGTGCGGCGGCACGGCTCGGACTGTCGGCGATCCCTGTGATCGTCGCGCACGGCTGGAGCGAGGACGAAAAGCGTGCTTATCGCGTGACCGACAATCAACTGGCGGCGCGGGCGAGCTGGGACCCCGAGCTGCTCCGCGTCGAGCTCCGGGAACTCGAGTTTGGCGGCTTCGACCTCGGCCTGATCGGCTTCGAGCCGGATCAGCTCGAAACCATCCTGGCCGGTTTGGGATCGAGCGGGCTGACGGATCCCGACAGCGTTCCGGAAGTCCCCGATCAACCGGTCACTCGGCCCGGCGACATATGGCTGTTGGCGGACCACCGGGTTGGCTGCGGGGACAGCACCAGCGCGGCGGATGTCGCGCCAGTGCTGGGGGGCTCCGAGCCTCACCTGATGATCGCCGATCCGCCTTATGGGGTCAGCTACGAGCCCTCCTGGCGAGCGCGCCGAAACCTCAGCACCGGCAAGCTGGCGCAAGGCAAGGTGCTCAACGACGATCGCGCCGACTGGCGGGAGGCGTATGCGCTCTTCCCCGGGGATGTCGCCTATGTATGGCACGGGGCGCTGCACGGCCACGTCGTCGCCGCCGGCCTGGCCGCCTGCGGGTTGCAGCTTCGCACTCAGATCATCTGGGCCAAGCAGCACTTCACGCTGAGCCGCGGCGATTATCACTGGAAGCACGAAACCTGTTGGTACGCAGTACGCGAGGGCAAAGCCAGCCACTGGCAAGGCGACCGCACGCAGACGACGGTCTGGGAGATCTGCAACGGCAACCCGTTCGGCGCCCGGCAGCGCGAGCAGAGCTGGGGACACGGCACCCAGAAGCCGGTCGAATGCATGCGCCGCCCGATCGCCAACAACAGCCGGCCCGGCCAGGCGATCTATGACCCGTTTCTCGGCTCGGGCACGAGTGTGATCGCGGCCGAAATGACCGGCCGCACCTGCTACGGTCTCGAGCTCAGCCCCGCCTATGTCGATGTCGTCGTGCGCCGCTGGCAGCTCTTCACCGGGCGCGCCGCGAGCCATCAAGCCACCGGTCAATTGTTCGACGAGCGCGCCGGACGGCAAGACCCCGATCAATCAGGAGCCGCACATGGCGAAAACAGCTTTTGTCGTGACTGATGCGATGCGCGAGAAGGTGCGGTATTTGGCGGGTGTCGGGGTTCGTCAGGACGACATCGCCAAGATCGTCGGCTGTACGCCGAAGACGCTGCGCAAGCGCTTGCGTGACGAACTCGATCGCGGCGTGGCCGAGGCCAATGCGACGATCTCCGGCTATTTGTTCGCGGCCGCGAAGGCGGGCAATATCGCGGCGATCATTTTTTGGCTGAAGACCAGGGCGAATTGGCGGGAGCGGATGGCACCGAATGACTCAATTCCGGACACCGATACTGAGTCGAATTCAAACGTGGTCCTGGTCCTGCCCGATAACGGCCGAGATCCTGCGTTGACGGAGGCGCTGCGAAGCGCGCAAGACAGATATTTCGCCGGAAAACGACAGCGCCGGCAGCCCCCTCGCCCAGCCCATCCTCTCATGCTCAAGACCGAGGTCACCGGGCCGGAAGGAGGACCCGTGCAGACCGAACACACCGTGGACATTCTGTCCGACAACGGTGGCGACCTGGCTCCCAATGACAGGGGACAACCCGCCTCGGCGCGCGGCCCGTGACAAATGTCGCCATCGCCAAGGGCCACGATCTCGGCGCAGCCCGGACCTCAGACCGCATTTCTGCGAAGCGAAGCTGACATCTGCATATACGGCGGCGCGGCGGGCGGTGGCAAGACGGTCGGACTGATCCTGGAGCCGCTGCGCCACGTCAGCCGGGTGGCGAATTTTGCGGCGGTGTTCTTCCGGCGCACGACCCCCCAGATCACCAACCCCGGGGCGTTATGGGATGAGAGCCTGAACTTCTATCCGCGGCTCGGTGGTACCCCGCATCTCGGCGTGCACGAGTGGCGCTGGCCCCGCGCCAGCAAGATCAAGTTTTCGCATCTGCAGCTCGAAACCACCGTCCACGACTGGCAGGGCGCTCAGATCACGTTGATCTGTTTCGACGAGCTGACCCATTTTACGGCATATCAGTTCTTCTACATGGTCAGCCGCAACCGCTCGACCTGCGGCGTCAGGCCTTATATCCGCGCAACCTGCAACCCGGACGCGGATAGTTGGGTTGCCGAGTTCCTGGCCTGGTGGATCGACCAGGAGACCGGGTTTCCGCTCCCCGAGCGGGTCGGCGTTCTGCGCTATTACATCCGCGTCTCGGACAGGATCGTTTGGGCCGATCGGGCGGAAGATTTGATGCAATACATGCCGCGGCCGGAGGATCTTCCGCCGGGCGTCGACCCGCCGCGGCCGATCAGCGTCACGTTTATCCCGGCCAAGGTGTTTGACAACCCCGCTCTGCTGCAGGTCAACCCGGACTACCTCGCCTGGCTGCTGTCGCTGCCGCTGCTCGAGCGCGAGCGGCTGCTGGTTGGCAATTGGAAGATTCGGGCGGCCGCTGGGCTCTATTTCAAGCGGGAGTGGTGTGCCGTCGTCGACGAGGTCCCGGCGGACCTCGAAATTGTCCGGTATTGGGATCTCGCCGCCACCGAAAAGACCGAGCTCAACGACCCCGACTGGACGGTGGGCATAAAGCTCGGCCGCGATAAGAACGGCGGCTGTTGGCTGCTGGATATGGTGCGCGAGCGGGCGAACCCCGGCGATGTCGAGAGATTGTTGCTCAATACCGCGACGCACGACGGCAAACGGGTCAGCATCGGGTTCGGCAAGGATCCGGGGCAGGCCGGTAAGAGCCAGGCGCTTCACCTGGTGCGCGCGCTGAGCGGCTTCACCGTAGCGCCGGCCTCAGAAAGTGGCGACAAGATCACGCGGTTCGGACCGTTCAGTTCGCAGTGCCGCATCGGCAACCTCAAGATCCGACGCGGCCGCTGGAACGAGGACCTCTTCCGGGTCCTCGAAGGCTTCCCCGATCTCGCCCATGACGACGAGGCCGACGCCTGCAGCGGAGCCTTGGATATGCTCAATCTGCCGATGAACGGCCGGGGCATCTATGAACTCTACCGGCGGCAGGCCGAGCAGCTCAAACAGCGGAGAAGCTCTTGGGTTCGCCTTCGTGCGCCGCACGGCACTGGAGCCGTGCAGACATACTCGGGTCGGCATCTGATCGTCCGGGAAGACGGCACAGTCGATATGTCCGCGGAAGACGCCGAGGCCTTTATCCGCGATGGCTGGACCAAGCTCAAGGAATGGGAGCCCGGCGAAGACCCGTGACGCGCGATTGAGGTCGCTGGATTTGTGATTTGTCAGGGGTAACCGGCTGTCCCGGGAGCGGTCGCGAATAGGCGGGCGTGATAGCTGAATCTCATACCGCACCCCGGTTTTCAGGGGCAGGAGCAACAATCAGGCCGAAGAAGGAGGTCGGCAGCCCGCGGGCGCGGCTATGACGTCGTCTCGTGGACCCCTGCGTTCGCGGCCTGCT